TTTAAATTAGGACAACCTTCAAACGCATTTGTACCTATAATTGATACTGAACTTGGTAAAATTATACTTGTTAAACTAGGACAATTTTTAAAATAACTTATAGAAGTAAGAGTATAATTAGTTAAAATATAAACAGTATTAACACTACTAATATAACTAATTGTTGAATCCAGAGTCAAATTTACCGGAGAACCACTCCAATTTGTCAATTGAACATTAGTGGAGGAAAGTATAAAATATGTTAGAGTATATGTTCCATAATTAATAGTAAATGATGACATTATATATAGATACAAATTTTATTTTTTATAAAAAATATTGTAAATAAAATTATCTTTTTATAAAAAATAAAATTGAATAAAAATATATAGAAACATCAAAAGTATAATAGTATACAATGAGCGCTTCTAAAGAAAATCAATTTTTAACTGATAAATATCAACAAAAGACAGATAAGCAACACATATTAGATAATCCGGATACTTATATCGGGTCTGTTGAAAAGGTTGATTCTGAAGTCTGGTTATTAAATGAAGATGACAGCAAAATTATTGAAAAAAATATCAGTTATATTCCCGGTCTTTTCAAGCTCTTCGATGAAGGAATCGTAAATTGTCGCGACCATGTTGTAAGAATGGCACAAGCAGTAGCAAACAGTCAAGAAAACGCGCTACCTGTTACAAATATTGACATAACTATTGACCCTGATGGGACAATTACGATGACAAATGATGGCAATGGGATTGATGTAGCAGAACACCCCGAATATAAAATCTGGATTCCTGAGCTAATTTTCGGCCATCTTAGAACTTCGACAAATTACAATAAAGACGAGAAAAAAATTGTAGGAGGAAAAAACGGATTCGGGTTCAAATTAGTGCTTATATGGTCAACATATGGCTCAGTTGAAACCGTTGACCATGTTCGTGGTCTTAAATATAGACAAGAATTCAAGAATAATTTAGATGAAATTTGTAAACCATCGATTACTAAATGTAAAACAAAGCCTTATACTAAAATTACTTTCAAACCTGACTACAATCGTCTCGGCATTACAGGTCTAACACCCGATTTGATTGCGCTTTTAAAGAAGCGTGTTTATGATGTAGGAGCAGTAACCGATAAAAACCTAAAGGTCAAGTATAATTCGGCACTAGTTCCAGTGAAAAATTTTCAACAATATATTGATCTGTATATAGGTGATAAAAGTGCTGCGCCAAGAGTATATGAAGATGCCGGAGACCGATGGGAATATGCCGTAGCGTTGACACCGAGTAATGAGTTTATACAGATCTCTTTTGTAAATGGCATTCATACTGCGAAAGGTGGAAAGCACGTTGAGTATATTTTGAATCAAATCACTAGAAAATTGGTAGAGTTTATTGAAAAAAAGAAGAAGGTAAAAGTAAACCCAAATAGCATTAAAGAGCAAATTATGTTATTTATTCGATGCGATATTGAAAACCCGGCTTTTGATAGTCAAACCAAGGACTTTATGAATACGCCGTCCTCTAAATTCGGGTCAAAGTGTGACGTGAGCGATAAATTCATTGAAAAAGTGGCAAAGATGGGTGTAATGGATGCCGCTTGTGCGATTACAGAAGTAAAAGAAAACAAGGCAGCGAAGAAAACGGATGGTGTTAAAAGCAAGACGATTAGAGGAATTCCTAAGCTGACCGATGCAAACTGGGCTGGAACTGAAAAATCGAGCGATACAACCATTATATTTTGCGAGGGTGATTCAGCTAAAGCTGGTATTATATCTGGATTATCTTCAGAAGATAGAAACACAATTGGTGTATATCCAATGAAGGGTAAAATCATGAATGTCCGCGGTGAAAGCGTAAAACGAGTGGCTGAAAATAAGGAAATTGCTGAAATCAAGAAAATTCTTGGATTAGAAACAGGCAAAGAATATAAGAATATGGAAGATGTATCAAAGAGTTTAAGATATAGTCGTGTGTTATTTATGACAGATCAGGATTTAGATGGTAGTCATATTAAAGGCCTTGGGATTAATTTATTTCAAACTGAATGGCCGAGTTTGGCCGAGATTCCTGGATTTATTGGATTTATGAATACTCCTATTTTGAAGGCGCGAAAGGGTTCACAAGAATTGATGTTTTACAATGAAGGTGAATATGAAACATGGAAACAAGCAAATAATACTAAGGGATGGAATATCAAATATTATAAAGGTTTAGGAACAAGCACTGGCAAAGAGTTCAAGGAATATTTTCAGCACAAGAAATTCGTCGGTTTTGAACATACTGGAAAAACAAGTGATGACGCAATTGATATGGTTTTCAATAAGAAACGGGCTGATGATAGAAAGGATTGGTTAGAAGAATATGATCGTGAATCGTATTTAAATACAACTCATAAAAATGTCTCATATGAGGATTTCATTAATAAAGAATTAATTCATTTCTCGAAATATGATTGTGACCGTAGTATACCTAATTTAATGGATGGTCTCAAGATTAGTCAAAGAAAAATAATATTTGCTGCTTTTAAGAAGAATTTGAGTACCGAGATAAAAGTAGCACAATTTAGTGGTTATGTTTCTGAGAATTCGTGTTATCATCATGGTGAGGCAAGTTTAAATCAAGCTATTAAGGGAATGGCACAGAATTTTGTCGGGGCAAATAATATCAATTTATTGTTTCCTTCTGGTCAATTTGGAACTAGAATTCAAGGTGGTGATGATGCGGCATCTGAAAGATATATCTTTACAAGACTAGAGAAAATAACACGCACTATATTTCCGTCAGCTGATGATAATATTTTGAAATATTTAAATGATGATGGAACACCAGTTGAGCCGTTGTTTTATGCCCCGATTATTCCAATGATTCTAGTAAATGGGTCGAAGGGTATTGGAACCGGTTTCAGCACTGATATTATGTGTTACAATCCGCTTCAAATAATCGATTATCTAAATTGTAAGATAGGCTCTAAAATAGGTTCTAAATTACAGATTGTATACGACGAAGATTTTATACCGTATTATGAAGGGTTTCAAGGCAAAATTGAAAAAATAAGCGAATCGAAATTCTTAATTAAAGGTAAATATGAAAAAGTAGGCACTGATAAAATAAGAGTTATTGAACTTCCAGTGGGGTTTTGGACTGAAAATTTCAAGGAACATCTTGAATATTTGATTGAGCCAGGTCAAGATAAAGATGGCAAGAAAATAACTGCGTTTATTAAAGATTATGATGATATGAGCAGAGATACTATTATTGATTTTACGGTAACATTTCCTAAAGGTAAAATTGAAGAGCTTGAAGCTACGGTAGTAGAACATAATTGTAATGGATTAGAGAAATTATTGAAACTGTATACTACAAATACAAATACAAATATGCATTTATTTGATGCTGAAGATAAGTTGAAAAAGTATAATAAAGTTGAGGAAATAATTGATGATTATTTTGAGACAAGATTGAAAATGTATGAGGTTCGAAAGGAATATGTAATCAATAGTTTAGAGCGTGAACTTTTGTTGCTTTCAAATAAGGCGAAGTATATTAAAGAAAATCTGGATGGAACAATTGATTTACGTAGGAGGAAGAAGGAGCAAGTTATTCAAATGTTACAAGAAAAGGAATACGCAATCATTGATGATGATGACGAGTATAAATATTTAGTGAAGTTGCCAATGGACAGTGTGACTGAGGAAAATGTAGATAAGATATTTAAGGAACATGGTAATAAGACGGTTGAACTAGAACTAACTAAAAAAAAGGCACCGGCTCAATTATGGAGCGAAGAATTAGCTGTTTTGAAGAGTGAGTATGGAACATTTTTAGAAGAACGTCGACGAATGATGATGGGCGATGATGAGAAACCTAAGAAGAAGAAGGTTTCTAGTGGAAGTGTAAAGAAAGGTGTAAAAAACATTGTTGTCGATGATGAATAAAAATATTATATGTGTATTTTATATATATAAATAATTTATGCCTACAAGAAGAAAAATACAAACTTTAAAAAATAGTAAAAATAGTAAAAATAGCAAAAATATAATTTTTGAAAAATATAATAAAAATGTATTAGGTGTTAATGTTAATTCGTATATATTAAAATTCAATAACCCTATTAGTTGTCGTAAAAGTTTAACAATTAAATTACGACCAATTATAAGAAAATTTATAAACGAAAAATTAAATTTTTCAAGTTTTTTTTCTAATAAAGATAAGGTTTTTTCTTTAAAATTAAATAGATATGATAATCACTTTACAGAAAAAATAATAAAATATATAGACAATTACAAGAATGAAAAATACACCTTTTGTTTAAATAAAAACTCTTTCATTTTTCAAGAAACAAAAACCCATGAAAATAGTTCCATAATAAAAGATTTAATGTCAAAACATATGATTTTATGTGATAAAAATCCTTGCGCTGCGGGTGAAATGGTAATACATAATAACACATTTATTGTTGATAATAATTCGGCCACATACAAACCATCTATTTATGAATTACAATCATTAAAAAAATCAATGCCGTTTATAAATTTGAAAATAACAAATAGAGCTTCAAAAAATAATGAAAAACATTTTGATAATCTATAAAATTAGTTTAATATTTATTTTTATATTATTGTAAAAATAATATAAAATGGGTAAAAAGTGTAAAAAATTGAGGGACTTGTGTTGTAAAGATAAAACGGATAAAACGGATAAAACAGATAAAAAGGAAAACAAAGAGAGAAAAGACAAGAAAGACAAAACCCTAAGTAAACGGTTAAAAGATAATAATATACGTAAAATGTCTCAATATTTAGGTCCATATCTTAAAGACAGTATAATTGGGTGTTATTATTATTATATTCATTTGTTTATTATGACGATGTGTGGAATTGTAATTTTTTTTAGTAAGAATATACATTATTTAACCATTTTATTGATTATTGTTACATTGGATTTAATTTTAATGGTCATTTTACACGATTGCCCAATAACAATGTATGAGCAAAAATACTTAGGCACAAGCGGTATTGCCGATAAAAACAAATTTTTAAAGAGTCTAGGAATTTCACATCAATGTGATCATTATTATGAGGTTCAATTAGAAACAGTTATTAATATATGGTGTGTAATTGTAAGCAAGATATCATCATTAATTACTTTTAAACTGTTGAGGTTTGATATTGTATAAGTTGATCTTCATCTTTTGAATTTGTAAAAATACTTAATATATAGTATTTAAATGCGTAACCAATTAAGTCGAAATAATTATCGAAAAAATTGGTAGATTCATAACTAGAATAAAACCGTAAATAGAAGACAAATAATATAATTGAAAAGTATGTGAAGAAAATATAAATTGAAATCTGGAATCGTTTTTCGTGTGTTTTATCTATATTACAAAATTCTAAAAAAGGGTCAATAATTGTCAAATCTTCACCGTCAATTTTTTTTTCTATTTTTGTTAAAAAACAGCCGTCAAATAAGTAAAATAATGCTAATATTGATAATAAATAGAATATAATTAATATGTTTAAAGTTTTTGAACCATAAACCATAAATAACATTAAAAATGCTGGAATATTAAAATGAAATGCTTTAATAACAAACCCTAATGATTTATCTTCAATATTTAATTTTTTTAATAATTTTACAGACCAATTATAAAAATTTTTTTTATTTTCTTTAGAAATCAACATATTTACTAAAATAGATTGATAATTACTATTTTAGTATAAAACGAATAATAATTTTATAGGTAATAAATAATAGTAAATAATTATGAAGCTAGATTCTAGTTTTAATGAAATAACAAATGATACAAGTTTTAATGATACTAGTTTTAATGATACAAGTTTAATTGAAATGAAAGATGATACAAGTTTAATTGAAATGAAAGATGATACAAGTTTTAATAAAGAAGACCCGTTATTAAAATCATTCAAGATTAATTATATATTTTATACAACGTTAATTATTTGCTTATACATGATTTCACATTATACAAATTCTAGTTTTATATGGTGTATTATTTCATTCTTGTACATATCTTTTAAGGGTTATTTTGTTCATTATTTATCACATAAATTGGATTTAATGGATCATTATTCTAAATTAAACAATTACTTTACTCGTAATCCATTATTAAACACAATGACAATTTGGTTTTGTAATATGTTTGATTTTCATAGAAATATTCATCACGATAGTACCATTAATAAAAAATTAGATAACAAAATATATGAATTTATTACAAATTTTTTAACACAAGCAGGGCTGTTTTTTATTTTTATTTATTTTTCAAAACATTTGAATTATTATGTGTGTTTGCTATGGGGATTATTTTATGCTACTGTTCATATGATAAATTATGATATTATTAAACCTATATCGCATAAAAATCATCATGTAGATTATACCACTAACTATGATATAATTTTTTGGGACACATTTTTTGATACAAAATATGACTATAATGATACAATGGAAGATATAAATTTGTGTTCTATTAATGTCATTGTTTTAACTTTGTTGATTATATGTTTTGTAAAATATAATAATTCACAAGATATATAATTTTATTTTCTTCGGTGTCTTCTTGATTTTCTGGATTTTCTGGATTTTCTTTTTTTATTATTATAAGATTTCTTATAAGATTTTTTGCCACCCATCATAGAACATCCCCAACCAGAACCATATACTATTTTAAATATTGCTTGCCTTTGACGTTGTTGACCGAGGGTAACTATATTTTCTACTGGTGTATTAAGGTCAGCATTTAAACAATTACCATCCATATCAGTCAAACTGAAACCATTATTTAACCTATAATCACCAGTATATTGAGCATATTCATCATTAGCAAGTATACTTTGACTAGGATGTGAAAAATTTTTATCTATTTCTAATATTATTTCTAAAATCGTGGTATTTTGTGGAACAAGTTGATTAAATACTAAATTGCTTCTAGACATAACCTGATAAACCATAGTTCGTACAGGTTGACCATTTCCATAACTTCTATCATAATCATCAGGTCCAGGCACTGTATGTGTTGTATTTTGTCCCCATTGCATTTTATATAATATATGTAAATATATAATTATATAAAATTTTAAAAAAATTTAAAAACTTCTAAATTTTAAATTTTTAAATCAAAAATAGAAATCAACATTTAGAACCATGGTTTTAAAACGAGTTCCTTATCCGAATTATTCGACATAACTGGATGCGCAATTGGTATAGGTAATGTGCTGACGTCATTAATGTATGTCATATACCCCTGAGCTTCACTATAGACCTGTTTAATACAATAATCTAATACCATTTTATTTAATTCTCGTATTTGTGAAGTTACATCGGTCGGCTTATTTGCTGAGTGCTGTAAATAAATACTTCGCATAATTATTTTTAGAGCATCACAGTCTTGAGGACCTATGGTGTATTGTCCATTCGATAGTTTATATACACCAGCTCTAATACCATTTTGTATTATATTTATGTTTTGTTGAGAGAAAAAGGTAACAGATAAAGTTGTCTGGTCCCAGAGACCTTCTGTAGGATTCCTAAATGATGAACATTGATGAGCTGGAATTTTATCATACATTTGAAACAATTGAGAAGTATTGGGTGTTTTAATATCTACTCGTCCATTTAAATTACTATTCATTTATAATACTCAAATAGAAAAAAATATATTTATTTAATTTATATACATGGAAACATTTCAAAAAACCGTTTTATTTTGTGCGCTAATTGTTTTAATATTTGCTTTAGTTATAATTGGCGTTGCTTTAAGTAATGCTTCAAGTACTAATTGGCCACCTATGGTTCCAGCTTGCCCTGATTATTGGTTAATTGATGGTTCAGGAACAAATACACAATGTATAAATGTAAAAGATTTAGGAACATGTCCAAAACAAAATGGAAAAGCACATTTATCAATGAATTTTAATTTACCTGCTTTTACTGGAAGTCAGGGGTTATGTAATAAATACAAATGGGCAAATACATGTGGTGTAACATGGGATGGTATTAGTTACGGAGTTTCTAATCCTTGTTCTTCTTCTTAATTATGAGAGAAATATAAATACAAAAACAAAATATAAATTAGAAAATACAAATATTTCTTAATAATAATAATTATATTTAATTATAATTCTAAAAATATAATTAAAAAGAAAACTGTTAAAAATATAATAATATAAAATGAATGAATTGGATATTAATCAAATACTTAATAGAGAAGAAAAAGCATCAAACATTAAGGACATATTGATTAATTTCGAAAAAAACAAGAACAACGTCCTTTTTAAGAAGGGAATTTATGTTTATGGGGATCCTGGTACTGGTAAAACATCATTTGTAACTAATATACTGAAAGAATTAGATTATGATATTATCAAATATGATGCTGGTGATATTAGGAATAAATCCATTATTGACACCATTACAAAGCATAATATGTCTGATAGAAATATAATGAGTCTTTTTAATAAAAAGGTAAAAAAGATCGCAATTATAATGGATGAAATAGATGGCATGAATAATGGTGATAAAGGGGGCATTAATACGTTAATTAAACTGATTCGGCCAAAAAAGACAAAAAAACAGAAGTTAGAGGAAACAACAATGAATCCAATTATATGTATTGGTAATTATCATATTGATAAAAAAATTAAAGAGTTGATGAAGGTGTGTAATACAGTAGAATTAAAGATTCCGTCTCAACCTCAAGTGTCAACTATTGTAAAAACATTGTTACCAGATATAAATGATATGATAAAAAATAAAATAATTAATTTTATACAAGGTGACTTGAGAAAACTAGAAAATATATATAATATTTATATAAAAAATCCTGATTTATTTAATAGTGAAATAATAGAGAATATTTTTCAATTAAAATCTTATAATGATGATACTAAACAAATTACTCAAAAACTTATAAATTTACCGTTTAAAATTGAGGAGCATAATACGATTATGAATGAAACAGATAGAACAATTGTGGGACTATTATGGCATGAAAATATTATTGATGTTATTGGAAAAATGGAAAAAAGTATTTCAATTCCGTTTTATTTAAAACAATTAGATAATATTTGCTTTTCAGATTACATTGATAGAATAACATTTCAAAAACAAATATGGCAATTTAATGAAATGAGTTCAATGATTAAGACATTTAAAAATAATAAACTGTATCACACTTCTTTTAAAAAGAAGCAGAAATTTAATCCTACTGAAGTTAGATTTACAAAAGTTTTAACAAAATATTCGACGGAATATAATAATTCAATATTTATTCAAAATTTATGTCAACAATTGGGAATGGATAGAAAAGATCTGTTTTCTTTTTTTCTGGAATTAAAAAGCAAATATGATGATAGCAAATTATTGGCTCTTTTTGAAAACTATGAAATCACTAAATTAGACATTAATAGAATTTATAGATACCTTGAAAAATATACAAATGAAAATGTAAATGAAGAGGAAGAAGTCATTATTGAAGAACCTGATAGTGATATTGAATAAATAATTATTATAATATTTTTATAATTATTTATTTTTTATATATTTTGTTATTTTTTATTTTAATTAGCAAGTTGCGCCTGTAATTGATTCCATCTATAATGAGTATTCTCATTTACAGTTGTCTTATTAACGGTCTCATAATGATTCGGTGATTGATAAAAATATAAGATTGAAGACTTTGATTTTGTGCCAGTACAATCGGCTACAGAAAAAAATCTGTCCTCATCCTTGGAGCCAACCTTATAATTATAATATACACCTGTAACAGCGTCTCTAATATTAGTTCCAACACCACCACTTGCGAAGAGCCCGAGCTTAAATTTCTTATCGTATATTCTTCCCTTTTCTTCTACTGTAGTAGTTCTTCTATAAATATGATAATTCTTATCATGCTTCTTTATAAGCTCGTCATTAATCTTAGACTCACTAATGCTATTATCGTCTCTAATTGTGTCGGTCATTGTTATATTAATAGTATTACTATGGTCTTATCTTTAAATGATTTTGTATAATATATTATTTTCTTCTTTTATTATGTGTTTTTCTTCTTTTATTATGTGTTTTTCTTCTTTTATTATGTGTTTTTCTTCTTTTATTATGTGTTTTTCTTCTTTTGCTAGTTTTTCCTTTTTTATTGGTTTTTCTTTTTTTATTGGTTTTTCTTTTATTAGGGTTTCTTCTTTTGTTATAAGATTTTCTACCACCATTTAATCGTGGATCAGCAACAGATCTTGGTGAGTTTTCATCATCATCATCCTCATCTTCATCATCAAAATCAATATCATCATTATTACCGAATAAACCACCATCTTCTTGAAATAATCCCACATTTGCTGGGTCATTATTAGCCTCTTGAAATAATTCGTCTAATAAATCAGTTAACCCTTGATATAATTCATTTATTTCTTGATCATTTAATTCATTTATTTCTTGCATATTTAATACATTGTCTTCATTGTCTTGATTTAACTGATTAATACGGGTTATAATAAAATGGTTAACAATGTTTTTTTGAGCATCAGTCCATATTTGATTTGGATGCGCATTATCCCATAATTGATAACGCTGATTGATAAAATTTGTTATTTGTTGTGGAATATTATTTGGCTCCATATATAAATTATTTAATATAATAATAATTTTATTAAATAATATATTGAATAATATATTTATTTATTTTCATTTTTCTCATTTTTCTTCTTTTCAATCTGTTCCATTATTATTTTTCTTATTTTGTCTTCTAAATACGCTACTTTTTCTTTCAAATGATTATTTTCAAGCGACAGTTCTTGTATAGCCATACCCATTTGATTCATTTGTTGTTCATATTGCCCGGTTCCTTGTTGTATCTTATTAACAATTTGATTATATTCATTCATTTTTTGATGTTCTTTCATTGCCGTTTCCATTCTATTCTTATGTATCTCTTGTGTTTGTTTAATAACATCTGGTTTATTTTTTACGTGACCTGGCTCATATTTTTCCAATATACTATCAATATCTTCCATGAAAAACTTTTTAATTTCGGGTTCTTTTAAAAAGTCATCCACGGTTTTATCAGACACTTTTACCTTGTCATTCGGTGTCTCAAGTAATGTCTTTTTGTCAAATGTATTTTGAACATGAGAAAAAACTAAAATTGTTTTCTTAGGGTCTAACTGAACAAAAGGGATTGTATATTCTTTTAAGAAATGACGTTCTTCTGCTAAACAAGCATTATTATCATAACTCGTTATTTTTAACAATTCCTTTCTAAACGCAAATGTGCCTGCTGTTGAGTGTGTGGGGCCATAAGGTCCAAATTGATACATCTTATGAATATGTTTAAAATATATATACATCTCACTTGAACCAGCACACAACTTTTTAGGATTATTTTTTAAAGTATCTACAGCATGACTAATTCTTTCAGGTGGATAATAATCATCATCATCCATGTAAATAATAATATCTCCTTTACATTTTTCGTGCATTAAATTTCTCTTTTTACCTAGAGTCATTTTTTCGTCATATTTATAATACTTTACTTGTGGAATATGAGAAACTAAATCTTCTATTTTATCATCACCATCATCAATAATAATCCATTCTATTCTCTCTTTTGAATATTTTTGATTCTCAAAACATTTAATCATTATAGGAATAAATGGACGTCTGTTAAATGTAGGTGTGCATACACTTACGAACGGTTTTTTGGGTAATTTTTCTAGTTTTAAATTTTGCATAATTTATAAATTACAATATTAGTTAAGTTTTATATTGTAATTTAAATATATAATATTTATTCATTTATTTATTCATGGAATTAGGTTGAGTGTTATTTACATTAATACTTGGCATTTGTGGTTCTGGTATTTTTACTTCTGGTATTTTTACTTCTGGTATTTTTACTTCTGGTATTTTTACTTCTGGTATTTTTACTTCTGGCATTTTTATACCCGACGCAAAATTTTTAAATTTTGCCTTTCCTTCTTCAAGAGCTTTGGCTGCTTTTGCCTTTCCTTCTTCAAATGCTTTTTTTGCTTTATCAGCTACGTTACTAAGTGTACTATTATCTGGTATTATTTCTGCTCGTTTCTCAGGAAGCGACTTTGATAATTTATCCAATTCATTTGATTTATAGAAATCTATTGATGTTAATCCAAAATAAGTGGCTATTAAAACAAGCAAAACAATAGCAGCACCAGTTGGTCCCAAAATAACATTTGCGTTTGTTACAAGAGGGATTGATATTAAAATAGCCAAAATATCTTTGTAATATGACATATTATTTTTAAATATAGTTCCAAAGCCTACATTATCTTTACCATTTAAATTACATTTATACCTGAATATAGCAAAAATAACAATAAACACAGAAACGATTGAAATGAAGAATCCTAAAAATCCAAACAACATAAAAAATAAAAATATAAATAAAAAGATGAATCCTACACCCATCCAATATTCTGGTTCATCTAGACTATAATATTCACTAGATGGGTCACGAATATCTTTTTGAATAAATAACCCTAGATTTGTAAACCATAAATAAACAAAATAAATAGGATTAACAAACATTAAAAAAATAATTATGAAAAATAACAATAGTATTGGTCCAAATAAAACAATATAAAAGTCATTTATTTCAAACTCTTTCATAGTACTAAATATTTCGCTCAATGAACCATAATTTAGTCGTATTATATTCTGCATTATATTAGCAGCAAAAATACTTACAACACCAGAATCTTTTTGTTTAAGTGAACGAAGTAAATCTAACAATGAATTACCAGTTCTATTAGAATTATAATCAAAAAATATTTTTTGACTGTATTCACCATCTGCGGTTTCATAAATATTTGAAACAACTTTCTGCATATTAGGTACTTTTTCAGTGTATGGATAATAATCCATATTTGTTGGAAATAATCCTGCCTGAGAACTTAATGTACCATATAATACAATTGCTCCTAATAAAAAATAAATAATAGCTTTTATAATGCTAGGAATAATAGCTTGAATATATTGTTTTAATGTTTGTGAATTAACACTAATACCTGATACACTATTAGTTTTTTTGTCGTCTATTGCCGATGAATCACTTGTTGTTGTTGTTGTTGTTGACATTACTATATTAAAATGATATAAAATTATTTGAAGGTTTTAATTAAAAACTAATTTAGTTAAGCTAAAATAAATTATAAAATAAAATATAAAATAAATATATGAGTATTTCTAAAAATCAATATAGTACATTATTATTGTTTATTGTAGTATTGGTGATGTTATTATTTTTATTTAAATGGATTAATTATTTAGTAGAAAATGGATATGTTTATAGGGGTTCAAATAAAAAAGTAATTAAAGAAGGGTTTAATTCTACTGAAAGTAGCAATACTAGTCATTCAGTTGATTTACCATTAACTACTACTTCATCTTGTAGTAATTTTTGTGGTCCAACTGCGCGTTGTTCTGTAACAGGTCAGCAATGCACGTCTGATATTGAATGTCCTGGTTGTCAGTCAAATGTGACTCAGCCTCAAAATCAATATACTCCTAATGTTCCTGGAAATGATGATGCGGGTAAATTAGATTATAAACCTGGTTATTCAACATTGACAACTGATATTGGTTCAACAGCGTCAATATATAATGATAATAAAATGGGGGCTCCAGTTCAAGCTAATTTTGGGAAAAATACATGGATTGATAAATTTAATGAAAGCAGACAATTATTTGATCAACGTTATAAACCGGCAGGGTTGGAAAATCTGCCTTCTTATCCAGGTCGACCATCAGCTACAGGTCAATTTGTAGATGAAGGACCATTAGCGGCAAATGCGTATTTAAAATAATCTGGTTTTTAGAATTTTATATAATTATATAATTATATAATTATATAATTATATTATATAAATGTCAAGAAATTTAGAATTGTATAATGCCACAGCTCAAGGAAATTTAGCAAAAATTCAGGAACTAATAAATAGTGGTGGTGTTGATATCAACTGGGAAAATCCAGATTCTCAGGAAGAAACTCCTCTTTATGCTGCGTCATATCTCGGAAAACTAGATATAGTAGAAGCTCTTTTAGATAATGGTGCTGATATTAACTCTCTTAATAAAAAACTTATGACTCCTCTTATGATAGCAATTATTAATCATAACACTCCAGTAGTAAAATTACTTTTACAAAAAGGAGCTGATATGTATAAGTCAAATAAGTGGGGTGAAAGTGTTTTTGATATGGCATCGTCGTCTCCTGAAATGAAACAAATTTTGGACAATGAATTAAAGTCAAAACGCTTAATTGACAAGTATAAACACGGAATTACGGGACCCTATTTAGGGGGCAGAAGAAGAAAAACTAAAAGAAGACGAACAATAAAAAGAAGAAAACCTAAAAGAAGACGAAGTTCTAAATTGAGAAAATAATTTTTTATAATATTTTTTATAATATTATAAAATTTAAAAAGATTCTTTAAGTAGCATACATTAATCCAGCGTTACCACCAACAAATGTAACTACATTTATTCTCTCTTCAAACAAAACCAAATTAAAGTTATAGTCATAAATTCGCCATGTAGGTTTATTTATACCAATAATTTCACCAGTTTCAGGGTCACAAATAGTCAATACTTGTGCCAAAGGATCTAATGCTGGAACTACGGTAGTAAATTCCAGTTCAACATTGTTAAAACGATTCATATTTATTGCCCCGGATGGCTGTAAATCAAAAGGCCCATTATTAAGACAAAAGTTGTAACAATATAATCCAGATGGAGCATTACCAGAGGTTCTTACATATTTTTCCACATAATTATAGACACCTTCGGGTTGAAGGTTCTCTCTATATTGCCCATCTAAAAGGATTCCAAGAGCTACTAATATATTTTTTTGATTATCTGGATTATATATACCGGTAATCATATATCCAGTAGGAAATCCATTGGGGTTTAATCCAGGACCAATTGTGGCAGGTGGTGGTGTAGGATTTGGGAAATCACCACTTTCTGGTGCCATAATCAAATCACTTGGCAAATAATTGTACGGCCAGTTTGTATAATTTGACCACGTATTACGTAAATTGGCATCACTTCTCTGGAAATACCACATCCAACTTGATATTAAACCAATGGAATCTAATTGAACTTTATTGGGTCCAGTAACATTATAAAATATTTGCTCGTGAACTTGTTTAAACATATATTTTTGTTCATTTTTGGCAAATAATTTCTGTTCATCATTTGATAAGAAACAATAAGTACAATTTAAATGTATATCAGCGTTCCATATACTGCGTGTATCATCATAAGAATCTGGACCTAAATTAATATTTGGCGGTGTTTGTAAAAATCGATACATTTGCATGTAATATTGATTAAAATTTGGAGCCACATAAGGAAAATTGTTTACATAATCAAAAACATCACGAATCATAAATATTTCATTTATAGGACGAAATGTGATACTAACTTGTAATTCGTTGTATTGTAATGCTACTAAAGGGAAAGCCATCTGGGTTTTAAGATTAAACCATGTATTTAATGGTATATACAATATTCTTCCTCGTATTGATGGTTCAGCACCTGCTGGACTGGTCGTATAATAAGTATTTGGATAAGCATTGACACGAGCACCCGAGTTACCTGGGTCATTTAACTCAGGAATATTACCAATCATTTCATCAAATAATTGTTTTTTTACATCACTAAAGTCGCGCTGGACCATTGATAATAGGTATTGACCTGAATATTCTTGTAATTTTTGATTACCGCATGTAATTGTAATACGACTAATCATTTGCGCTCCTAAATTCTCAATCCATTTAAACTCATACGGCGACCAATCAGTGTAATTTAATGAACCATCTGGCAATACTACTTGTTGTGGTGGCATTATTGGCGACCATATATTTGGCATTTCTACTGATAAATACGTATCCATTAATAAATCAGCATATCTAGGTATTTTAAAATCAAACGTTGATTCTTCTGTTAAACGAAGAGTTTTAGCACCTTGATAATCAACCCTGAATTTTTGAAGCCCGAAATTAGTATACTTTTGATATGTAGCTTTCCAGAAAGTTTTACTAGGGTTTCCATTTAATATAATATTTTGCTGTCCAGAACTTACTAAATTTAAAAGACCTCCTGCCATAATTACTATATATTATGAATATTATTTAACTGTTTTGATTTATTATTAAATTATTAATTCTTTATCAATTAATTCTTTATCAATTAATTCTTTAATAATTGATAAAAAAATAATATGTTATATTAAGTATGTCTGCAAATCCTGGGAAAAGTTTTACCCCTAATATTGAAAAAAACCCTATAAATAAATTACTTGATTCTGTTAAAAACTTAGACGAAGATTATATTTACGGTTTTATATGGTATTTTATATTTTTAATATTACTTTTAATGGCCTTTTACCTTTACTATATTTTTAATTTGGACAAGAAAGAATGTAATTTTATGGAAAATATTTATAGTTCATTGGATGGTAATATTAGGTCTATTAATTCTGCCGACCCTGACTGTAGTGGAAATTTAAACGATTATTATATTAAAACTGCGTATAACGCATGTAGTGGTGGTAGTTATAAAAATGATTTTGTTAATATTTGTAATTTAAAGACTATTTTAAAGCAAGGTGTTAGAGGTCTTGACTTTCAAATTTTTTCAGTTGATAATAAACCAGTAGTAAGCACATCTACCCAAGATAGTGTTTATATTAAGGAAACATATAATTCTGTTCCATTTTCAGATGTTATGAATATAATTCAAAATTATGGGTTTTCCGGTAGCACAGCTCCTAATTACACTGACCCAATTGTAATCCATTTAAGATTCAATAGTAATAATCAAAAAATGTATTCTAATTTAGCAAATATATTTAAATCATATGATTCATTGATGTTAGGAAGTCAATATAGTTTTGAAAATGATGGTTTAAATCTTGGCAGACAACCATTGCTTAACTTTAAAAATAAAATAATATTAATTGTTGACAAAACCAATAATTCATTTATGCAAAATCAAGAATTTCTAGAATATGTAAATATGACTAGTAATTCAGTTTTTATGAGATCTTGTAGGTATAACAATGATGTTGTAAATAATCCAGATGTTACTGAATTGACCGAGTATAATAAAACAAATATGACGATTGTATTGCCGGATAATAGCATTAGCCCTGCGAACCCAAGTGGTCTTTTATCTAGAAATTATGGGTGTCAAATGGTGGCAATGCGCTATCAATATGTAGATAATTTTTTAGAAGAAAATGCGTTGTTTTTTGATGGTGTGGGTTATGCTTTTGTGTTAAAGCCTGCTTACCTAAGATATACGCCAGTTACTATACCCGCACCTACACCACAGAAACCTGAATTATCTTACGCTACAAGAAACGCAACTACAGACTATTATAGTTTTAATTTTTAGGAAAAATAACGTTTGTTTATTTTATTTATATATAATATAGATGACTGAAACAGATAAAAAATCTACTTCTATTTCAAGAATAATACAATTATTTAATGAAATTGAAACTACTCCTGGAAAAAAGGAGGACAATTTTGAAGCAATTAAAGAAATAGTAGACAATATTTTAACAAAAAAAGGTATGAATGAATTAACCCATAGGAGGGAATTTGCGGGTGAATTAGAAATAATTTATAATGCTGTTATTACGGATAACCCGAAATTGAAGGAATGGGCTGAAGAATTTTTCTTTCATAATTATGAGAAAGAATCTAAATTTTTTCTTCCAGACGATTATGAAGGTGCTGATTATGGTGGTGGTAAAAGAAAATCGAAAAAATCCTATAATAAAAAAGGAAAATCGAAGAAATCCTATAATAAAAAAGGAAAATCGAAGAAATCTAGAAAATCAAAGAAATCCAGAAAATAATAAAAATTATTATTATATAAGTAATATATAATAATGAAACCAGAGAAAATTTGTGACAAATCAATGACTTTCCAAGATTGTGAACTGGCAATTTTGCGTTTAGCTGTGGATAAAGCCGAAGAAAAAATGGGTAAAAGAGTCGTTCAATCTGACGATATTAAAAAAATAATAGTAATTTTAGAAAATTTCATTAAGAAAAAGAATCTTATCGCATATGGTGGAACAGCAATTAACAACATATTACCCAAGGAAGACCAGTTTTACAATAAAGAAGTAGAAGTTCCTGACTATGATTGCTTTACTATGGATGGATTAAATGACGCAATAGAATTAGCTGATTTATATTATAAAGAAGGATTTACCGATGTTGAAGCAAAGGCTGGTCAGCATCATGGAACCTTTAAGGTTTATGTAAATTACATGGCAATTGCTGATTTAACCAATTTACCAAAAGAAATATTTTCGTCTTTAAAAAAAGAAGCAATTCGCGTAGCCGGTATTTTGTATGCTCCGCCAAACTTTTTAAGAATGTCAATGTATTTAGAGCTATCCAGACCTGCTGGTGACATATCTCGTTGGGAGAAAGTATTAAAAAGGTTGACTGTTTTAAATAAACATTACCCTACAACATCTGTAAATTGTAATGAAGTTGACTTCCAGAGAGAAATGGAGGATAAAACACATGAAGACGAAATATATGAGAGTGTAAAAAATACTTTGATCAATCAAGGTGTAGTATTTTTTGGCGGGTTTGCCATTTCCATGTATTCGCAATATATGCCGAAACATTTAAAGCATAAACTAGAAAAAATTGCCGATTTTGATGTGTTATCCCATGATCCTGAAACAACTTGTGAAATTGTAAAAGAGCGGTTAAAAGATTCTGGTATTAAAAATGTCAAAGTTACAAAACGCACAAGTGTTGGCGAAATTGTTCCTATTCATTATGAAATTAAAGTGGGTAATGATATTATTGCGTTTGTTTATGAGCCTATTGGTTGTCACAGTTATAATGTAATCAATTTTAGCGGTCAAAAAGTTAAAATTGCTACTATCGATACTATGTTGAGTTTTTACTTGGCGTTTTTATATACAAATAGGCCTTATTATACCGAGTTTGCTGATAGAATTTTATGTATGTCAAAGTTCTTGTTTGATGTTCAGCAAAAAAATAGATTGAGTCAAAGGGGTCTTTTAAAACGATTTAGTATTACGTGTTATGGTCATCAACAATCAGTGGAAGAAATGCGCGCAGAAAAGGCGGCAAAGCATAAAGAATTGAACGGAAAAAAAGGCACTGACGAGTATAATGAATATTTTTTAAGTTACAAACCTGAAGAGAAGGATGAAAAGAAGAAACTTAAAAAGGAAAATGGTAAGAAGGGAACCAAAAAAACTTCTAATAATTTGAAAACTGTTAAAAAGCGAAAAACAGGTAAGAAAGGGAAAAGTTTTAGATTATGGGGGAAATAAATATTATGAGGGAAATAAAGATTATTATATATAAATAAACATATATATATAATATATATAATGACATTTTATGAATTATTAACTGATTTTATTTTATCGTTGACAATGCCAGGAGCAAAAGATGGTGAAGAACAATAAATACATTTCCAATATCTGCTAGTATAAAAATTTTATTGAAACTATTTAAAAATTTAATATATGTTTTTCAAAAGTCGGTGGGCCAAACAAAAAATGGACAAAAAAAATGTCCAAAATTGCAAAAGGTTAAAAAGTCTTGGAGAAACTCTTCGATGTGACCATAAATTTTTTTATCGTCTCATGACTTTTCCAAAATTTTCGATTTGTTACGATAAAATTTTTATTTTTTATTAAAAATTTAAGTATTTTAATTTAAAAGTATTAAAATTTTTTTCTTTTGCTAACATATGGCAACAATCGGTGACAAGATTAAGCAAAAAATAAGCAAAAAATATTGCTGTAAAATTTGTGACTATAAAACGTGTAGGAAAAGTAATATTGACACACATTTTAAAAGTGTTAAACATCAAAATAACATAATCGGTGACACAGGAGACACAAATAAGCAAATATTAAGCAATAATAAGCAAAAAAATAACCTAATATGCGAAATCTGTAATAAACAATATATGTCAAGGAACGGTTTATGGAGACATAAAAAAACTTGTAACAATAGTAATGTTAATATAGGTGACAATAATGAAAAAGATGACCTTTTACAAAAGTCTAATGAACCAACTGATAAAGAACTTATTATGCTATTAATTAAAGAAAATAGTGAGCTAAAAAGTATGATGATGAAGGTAATTGAAAATGGTACACATAATGTAAATAATGTAAATAATATTACTAATACAAATTCAAATAATAAAGCATTTAATCTAAATTTTTTCTTAAACGAAACATGTAAAAATGCGATGAATATTACCGAATTTGTTGATTCAATTAAACTGCAATTAAGTGACCTAGAAAGCGTAGGAAAAATAGGGTATGTTGAAGGTCTCACTAAAATAATAATAAAAAACTTAAATGCCCTTGATGTTACTGAAAGACCTGTTCATTGTAGTGATTCAAAACGTGATACAATGTATGTAAAAGATGAAGATAAATGGGAAAAGGAAAGTGAAAAAAATGAAAGGGTTTTAAAGGCAATCGAAGATATTGCAAATAAAAATAGCAAGATGGTTAAAGAATGGAAAACGAAGAACCCTGAATGTGCCAGTAGCAAATCAAATAAGGCTGACCAATATAGTCATATAATGATTCAAGCTGTGTGCTCGAATAATGATACAAATAACAACAAGATTTTGAAGAAAATCGCAAAGGAAGTAACAATTGATAAAAGTTAGGTTTTTATTTACTCTCATTACAAACAATATGTTTTCAATAATAAAATATACAATTTGTATCCAAATTTAGACAATATTTTATAGAAAGTATTTTTTTTCATATTTTTCTTGAAATATTTTCTTACAAAGCCTATAAAATAAACAATATAAATTATTAAATATTCAATCAACATCTTTGTAATAAATCTAAAATTATCATACAGTCCCCATTCAGAAACAAAACTACACATTGACGTAGCACTTTTCTTAATAAAGAATTGATGAATATCTAGTAACCCACTTAATATTCTATGACACGTTGTTCCTTCATTTTTGACATCAAATAAGTATTTTATTTTATCCATCCCAAATAAATCCAAATACAAGATTTTTTTATGCGGTTCAGGTTCAAAAAAGTATGGGTTTAACCCGTCAATATATCGGTCATTGTTTAACATATTGCCATCAATTAAAAACGGAAGGAAGCATGAATTAATGACTGTATTAATAATATCTTCAGCATTTTCAAAATTGCTTTTAACCATTTTCCTGCCCTTTTTGATATCATAATATGAAATGAAAAATTTACCATTGACTCTTTCACAAATATCATCAGGTATTTTCTCTTTTAAATAAAAATACAATTGTTTAATTATTTTTAAGTTGTATGTTTTTTTAAAATCAGTTACAACAATTTCATACAAATATTGATAATAATCTAAACAATCTATGAAATAAATTAACCCCGCAATTGAACCTACACTTGAACCCGATATTCTTTCAATATTCATATATTTTCGGCGTTCCATTTCTTTTAAAAAATAGAGCGCTCCAAATAAATAACTTCCATTAAAAACACCACCATCTAGAACTAAATCAATTTTAATTGGTTTTTTTTTATTTTTATATTCTTTTGGTAAATTATCCACTAATTTTTTTGTATAATTAGTAATCATTTTTGTAATTTTTATAATTGAATATTTTATAAAAATTAAATTACAGTATTATTTATTATTTTATTTATTTTATTTTATATTATCTAAAATGTGTTAAAATGTGTTAAAATTTGATGTTATTTTATTACATAAATAAAACATTAGACCAAATAATACACTAGTAAATAAAAATCCATTTATATTTAAATTTCCATCATTCGCAAACAATACTGGAAAATACGAAAATAAAAATTTTTTAAAAAATGGCAATTGAAATAAAAAGAATAAAGCACCTAATAGCAAAGGTGTTTGTATTTCATTATACATTTCATCCAATGAGCTGTTTCTTAAAGAATTCATATTATAATTATTAATCATATCTTCAGGTTGTTCAGAATTGTTGATGTAATCTATTTGTTCAGGTTTTGGTGGAGGAATGTAATTAGGTTGTATTTGAGGGTCTTGTGTGATACTTATTGTATTTTGAGGAATGTCTCTAGATGGTAATTGAGTAGCACCTGTTACACTTGCTTGTTGTAATCCACTAACGATTTGATTGATAGTTGTTTGGTCTAAACTAACGTGACCTTGTTGTACCTGATTTTGTGAAGAAGGTGCGTTTTCTGTAGCACTGATTTTAATATTATTTCCGCCACCAGCCGGATCAGTTGGCAAATCAAAAATATTGGATGTATCACTCATAATTAGTATAAAGAATGATTGATTATAATAATTACGCAAATCCTATAATTTTTTTACTTTTATCACATTTTGTGGGTGTGGGTGTATATTTATAACATTTATCACCGAATTTATATATTTTATCCTTAATTTCTTCTAAAGGAGGAGCATGGAATGCTAAACACATTTTATCTTTACAAACAGTTCTAAATAAAGATGCTAAACCTAAACCTAATAAAAAAGACATAACATATTTGCCTGTTTGTGTATGTACAAATTTTCCCATTTCTACCATTTTATGATTATATATTAAATAATTATTAAATTTATATAAATTATTAAAATCATATAAATTATAGAATAACTAGAGTTATGCTTGAATTGGTATTTCACTAATTTGCGAGGTGTCAGAAGGGCATTCTGTTTCTTCTTGTTGATAATAAAAACAGTTATCAGCCTTATCCTTAAATAAAATTTTGCTTACATTTTCAGGACTAGGATATATATTAATTTCTTTCATTTCTGGGCCTAATATATACACAAACAGAAACCCAATTGCCATCCCGATTATAAAAACAGGAAAAGATATATAATTTAATATCATGTTATTATTTATATATAATAAAGATTTTTTATAAATTAATAAAATAATAAAATAATAATATTATAAAAATTGTATTTAAGGCTCATCTTCTTCAAGATCAGATTCATCTACTTGTTTCTTGTCATCAACAGGTGGTGAATTAGGAGCATACTCAGGTGAATTAGGAGCATACTCAGGTGAATTGGGAGCATACTCAGGTGAATTGGGAGCATACTCAGGAACTTCTTTTTCTTCTTCTGTTTCAGTATCAGAATCTTCTTCAATAAGTAATTGTTTTTTCTTAGTTACATTCTTTTTTATGCTCGGTTCATCTCTTGCCTTCTTAGTCTTATTTTGCGGAACAACCGCCATTCCTTTTTCATAAGTAATAACTTTTGGTTCATCATTCATAGTTTCTATATTTTTTATGGTATATTTTTGTTGAATTAAAGAATATATACCTGTTTTGCTATCATAATCAACAAATGATGCGCTATATTTTAGGTTCATTATTTGGTCAAGTATAGGTTTCAATTGTTCAACATACATTGTTACAGCATCTTGACAATATTGTGTATTGTGTGTTTTTTCATAGTTTCTAATAGCATCTTTTATTTGATTTATAAATAAATAAGAAGAAGATAATAATTGTTTTAACTCAGTTTTCTTCTCTTCGTTATCAAAGACATTATTATATTCTTTATAATAAAATTCTAATAATTCACTAGAACTGCTAATATCACCTTTAATTTCTTCAAAATGGCTAACAGCATCTTCTGTAGAAATATAACCAAATAGTAATTTATTTTTCTCATCAATTATTTTCATTTTATATTTTTTTAAATCGGTTTCTTCTTTTTTTAAATCAGTTATTATATTATTATATGAACCAGGGTTAATATTAATATTAAAATTACATGGGTTCACTCTATCACCACATGTGGCTCTTAATATTCTAGTTTCTTGTGATTTACTACTATCATGAGTTATTGTAAAAATTGAACCTACAGGTCTTTTACAATTTACACATTTTGGCTTTAATTTTTTATACTCAAGACGTTTTTCTTTCCAGCTTAATTCTTTATTTTTAATGATCGATTTTTTATCCTTTTCTAATAAGCTTTCATATTTTGATTTCTCTTTATAAAAATTATTTATTGCTTCTTCTACAGATATCATTATATATTTTATATATTTTATTTTATTAATTAATTTGTAATTTGTAATTTTTAATTTTAATTTTAAAAATAATTTGTATAAAGCAATTATTTTATTACATTATCATACTCATTATCCCAATTAGGTAATCCTGTGATTAATTCTTGATGAGCACGACGTTTATTTTGTTGTAATTGTTTTATTCTTGTTAATATATATTCTTGTTTATCTCTGTCATTTCTTGCCTTTTCACTTGGTGTCAAACGACCTTTGTATTTATACAATAATATTAACCCTAAAACTATCAAAAAGGCAACAAATAATCCAATATTCATTAAAACATTGTTGTATTTATTTCTAAATTCGTTACATTGTTTCAAAGTAGCACTTAAAAAATATTTTACGCCAGGTTCAGTTAACATTGGTTTAGAAAATTCATCAAAATTCATAATAAATACAAATAATAAACTAAAATAATTTATACATATTAATTATATATGGCAGGATCGTATTTAAATATTATATCATTTCTTATAACAACGGTTTTCTATTATTTATCTCTAAAACCACAAATAGATTCTTCATCATTCAGTGATAAAACAAGCCAGGCATATATTGATTATAAAGGGAATCAGTATTTGTATTTAGGTGTATATTTTTTACTTGTAATGATAGTACAATTTGTAGTAAATACATCTATTATTACATCTAATTGTGGCGGAAATATTAGTGATAACATAGGTTTTGCTGGTTTCATAACATTTATACCATGGACTTTAATTTTTGGTGTTATATTATTAGTATTAATAATATACCCAGGGTTTAAAAGCGCTTTTGCTGATGTAATTGGTTACTTTTATGTTTCCAGTTCAGCAAATAAAATTATTACAGAATTGCTAGTTAATAAAGACCTTGAAAATTCTTTAGGGTCTAATGTTAATACTGATGCTAATACTACTACTAATACTGATACTACTACTAATACTGATACTAATACTGATACTAATGCTAATGTTGGAACTGGAAAAAGTTTACCAGAACCTAAAAGTGATGTAGTTAATACAAATGTTATAGATGATTCATTAGTATCTCCTGAATTACCCACTGGTTACAAAGCAATGTTTGGTGGTCAAGCAGTAAATAAGAAAGAATTAGAAAAGGCAGCAGATGCCATTGTAAAAATATGTGGAAACACCTCTATTTTAATAAATCAAATGGTCCCAGAAAATTTTGACGATTATTGGAAAATATTGAATCCATTAAAGAAACCTGAATATCAAGATGACAGTAATCCTAAAACAAAAGAAATTAAAAATGAACTATTTGAATTAGTAGCAATTCGAGATAATATAGGCGAAGCAATGTGGTATATATACACTGGTTTGTTGTTAGTTTCAATTACTCAAATGAAAATAGCAACACGTGGTTGTGTCAATAGTCAGGCAACTATGGAGAAAAATTATCAACAATTTTTAGCAAATGAAAAACAAGCTCAAGAAGCTAAGGAAAACTCTAAACAAACATATACAATCACTTAAGAAAAACCATTAGCATATTTTAGGGTATATTCACGCGCATTTTTATCAAATTGCTCTTTGTTTGTCTTATAAATGTTTGCTATTTCTGGTGACAATGGGTCATTTGGATTAGGGTCTGATAAAAGAGAACAAATCGACAGAAGAACCTTTGTAATACTTAAAGCTGGGCTCCATTGGTCTTTTAAAATATCTAAACAAATTGCCCCAGTGCTATTTATGTTTGGGTGATAAATTTTAGTTTCAAATGTTATTTTAGGTGATTTAAAAGGATAATCAGCAGGAAATAATATTTTCAGGTTGAAAATACCGCCTTCATAGGGTGTTTCAGTAGGCCCAATAATTGTAGCTTGCCAAGTAAATAAATCATTATTATTAATTAGTCCTGCTGAACAATTTGCCGGAGCATCTTTATCCATTTCTATTAATTCTTTTTGTAAACGTTTTAATGCCATTCTTTCTTACTTAAATAGTATTAAATACTATTTAAATGAGTTCTTAATAATGTATTATAAAAATGAATTAATTATGACGACGGGTAGATTTTCTATGATGCTTTCTGGATTTTCTAGTATTTCGTTTTCTACGACTTTTTTTTCCTCCTGATGATTTTGCTATTACTTTAAAATAGTATTCTCTTGGACTAGTTTTAAATGTAATTTCCTGACCAGAATCTAATTTAACTTTATATTCTACAATACCGCCATAACCTCCTCCTGGAATAATTTGCTTTGAAACAAGGGTTCCATTTCTAAATTTTGACTCATCTGTTGAATAAGTATTAAAGTCCCTTGTATTAAAATTTGTATACTGTTTATCAATAATGCTAACTTTTTCACCGTCACCTACAGCAATCCATCCTGTGTATATTGCTTTTTCAGATACTACTGACATATATAATTAAGTGAGATTCTTTTTTAATAAAACCTTAATTATTATTAAATCATTAAATAATAAAATTGAATTAAATAATAAATACTGAATAATACTATATAATATAAAATGGAATTATCAAATAAACTAAAAATGATTGACTTATTTGCGGGAACCGGAGCATTTTCATATGCGTTTCATTCAACTAACAAGTTTGAAACCGTTTTCGCAAATGATCTATTAGAGAGTTCAGAAAATATATTTAATTTAAATAATACAGTTAAATTAACAAAGAAAGATTTAATTACTATTAAAGAAAATGAAATACCTGAGTTCAATATATTAACTGGTGGTTTTCCGTGTCAACCTTTCAGTATTGCCGGGGCACAAAAGGGTTTTGATGACGAAAGAAGCAACGTATTCTGGAAAATATTATCTATTATAAAAGCGCACAGCCCAAAAGTAGTTATTTTAGAAAATGTTAAAAATTTACAGAGTCACGAAAATGGGATAACTTTTAAAATTATTATAGAGAATTTAACAAACTGTGGATATCATGTAAAGCATAATATAATTAACACTTGTAAGGTAACACATATTCCTCAAAATAGAGAAAGAATATATATTGTTTGTTTTAAGGATAAGTCATTGTATGATAAATTCAATATGGATTTTGATAAAATAGAAAATAGTAACATTATGGATTTACTGGACGAAGATGTTCCTGAGAAATATTACTATACTGATAAATCAGCTATTTATAATGAATTAAAACAAAATGTCACCAGTCATATTAAAAATAATACAATTTATCAATACAGAAGATACTATGTAAGGGAAAATAAACATAATGTGTGTCCCACACTAACGGCAAATATGGGAACTGGTGGTCATAACGTTCCTATTATACTAGACGATAAAGGTATTCGTAAATTGACACCACGCGAATGTTTTAATTTACAAGGGTTTCCGAAAGATTATAAATTGCCTGTGTTGGCTGATAGCAAATTGTATAGTTTAGCTGGTAATGCTGTGTCAATCCCAGTTGTAACTTTAATAGCAAATAGAATAGCAGAACTTTTTTAGAATAGTCTTGGAGCCGTAATATAGTATAAAACAACTAAATAACAAAGTATTCCTAAAATAATAGATAATAGCCATATGGGAAGGATTGTTTTATTTCTATAACCTATACCAAATTCTCTTATACTTCCATCTTTATTGTATAAGAAATCTGGTTTCACAGATTGTATTGCCGCAAATACAATTATAAATAAAATAATTGACAATAATGGTAAATTTTCACGGATATATGTATGGTTCATTATATATATAATTATAAACAAATTATAATTATATAACTTTAAAATTTTTTCTTTTTTATTATTATTTTATTTTCTATTATTTATTTTCTGTTATTTCTTTTTGATTTTTTATGACTTCTTTTCTTTGAACTTGATGATTTATATTTTCTTTTTTTGTTTGTCTTCTTTTTTCCACCTTTAACTCTAGATACAGTGAATTGATTGGATGAATTCACTTCCTGCTCCATTTCATTTTTGAATTTAAGTGCTTCTTTCATTTCATCTGATGTAATCACATCATCTCTAACCATTTGAGTTGTTAATGGTTGTACAAATGCGTCTCCAAGCCATCTAGTAGTATATCTCATCCCCCTATTGGGATGTGGCAGAGCAATTTTTATGTTTTGATCTTGTATCTCTAAAACAACACCATTTTTATACTCAGGAAGACTAGCATTAGTAGTAGCCCTAACTAAGTCACCTACATGTAATGTATATGCCATTTATATATTATATATATATAATTATAAACAAATTATATATAAATTATATATAAATTATTTAAAATCTAAGAATCTAAGAATCTAAGGATCTAAGAATCAAATTCATCGCGATTTTCTACTTCATCTCCCTCAAAATTGCCGTCGTTATAATCGTCAATATAATTACCCATATCATACGCCTCTTTATCCAATTCAGTTTCTCTATCGACTTCCTCCATTAATTCACCAAAATCATCACCAGTAACATTCGGTTTTTTACCTAAAGTGCGCTCATATTGTAACATATTTTCCATGAATTGACGCTCATCGTCATACGTATCAGCTACATATGTTGTTAAACCCTTCTGTAAACTCTTATTCCAAACACCTAATTTGTTAATCTTTAAAATAGTATCAGCATCTCTTTCTTCATCAGTCATAAACTTCAATCTATCAGTTACTCCGTCTTTCTCTCTTTCACGTATCTTAAAGACCTTATCTTGGATTTGTTCATATGAAATATTAATAGTTTTTTTATATTCGCCCATAATCTTTATATAACTAACAAGCAATTTCGACACTTTTTGTTTTAATGTTACTTTATTACCTCTTAATAAAATATTTTCTTGAGGTAGAAATCTGCTTTTAGAAATAGAGACTTCTTTTCCGGATTCGACATCTTCAATATAATCAACCGTAAATAAATCTTCAACATCCAAATCTTTTGTAGCTTCAGTAACAATCATTTTATCCATATCAGCCAATTCTATGTAATTCAATAAAACACGCAAAAAATAATATTCAAATAAATATTTACTGGTTCGTTCATCATAAACCGGTTTTAATAATTCATCGTTTACTTTAATAGATGTGAAACCAGTTGTAATTTTAGATAACAGAACTAAATTTTTACAAGAACGCTGGATTCCTTTTAGTATATTATATAGTGAATTATCGTTATAAAACGCACGCAACTCTTCATAAAATTCGCTTATCATTGTAGACACATCTCTATTATGGTTTCCAGATAAACCCCAGTAAGAAGGTATTGATACATTTGTATAATTTACACTATTTAAAATAATATTTGGGAAGATATTAACTAAATTATCAGTATTTGTTTTGAAAAATTCAATAATATTATACATTTTATCATCCGAAATCTTAATAGTTTCATTTCTAGTGGACTCATCTGTTTCCCATTGTGACAACCCATTTAAAAACTTTTCTGTGTCTCTTAAAGCTCTTTTTGAGATGTCTTTACTTTTATTTATTGTAATAAATCCTACTATTTCATCTTTCATTGCTTCAATATTTTTGATTAAAAAATTATTAAGCGCTTTTGTTTCTTCAGTTATTTCTTTAGTAGCAGTTTCAAATGAATCTAATACGGTTGTTATTAATGACCTTAATGACGGTTCAACAACACTATCATTTTCGCTATCAATTCTTTCTAACAAAGCAGAAGTTCTTCTAATGGACGATATAATAGGATTATCCGTTTTAACATCAATGATACTATTTCTATTAACAACTTGTAATAATCTTATAAAAACGTCATCTGAATATTCTATTCTTTGTTCCTTCAACTTGGCAATAATTTCCTTAGAACTATCATTTTCACTAATATTTTCTGGTTTTTCTTTACACAAAGGTAAAACATCAGCACTAATTGGCATTAATGAACTAAAATTACAGAACTTAATAAAAGCAAGATATTTTATCTCATCGTTAAAATCACTGCTTACTACTGGGTATATATTTTTCGTATCAACACTGCTCATATACAACCCGCATTTAGAATAGGAATTAATATCATACAATAAGTTTGAAAGTCTTTTGATTATCCCATTGTATTCACGAATACTCGCATCTTCATTTTCAAAGTATTCTAATGTAGTTAACCCTTTATTTTCATTACAACAAGCATTTTCTACATAAGGTTCATTGTTTGCCTTTAAAAGTAATAAGTTTTTCTTTTTAATAATACCTTGAATTTTTTCTTGAATAGCCAATGAAAATTGTATTATTTTTGATTCAATGACAAGAATCTTTTCACGCTGATTATGAGCCCCGTGCTTAAGATCCGATATTAAAGATGACTTAAATTCTGGCGAAATATCTAATAAACTGCGGATTTTAATTTGTACTAAAGGGGGCAAAAATTGTGTCCATTTAGATATATCATGCTCAGGTGGTATTTCATTTACCGGATTAACTAACAAATATTCCGTTTTTTCATCTATTTTCCTTTTCACTTCTTCCATAACAATTAATCCTGTTGACTGTTCATTTCCATCAATTACCGCTTTAATTCTAGTAGCAATGGTTGTTTCCTTTACACCTGATAGCGCTCTCCATGGGTCACTGCCTGTTTTACGAATATTGTAAGCAACACAAGCTAAATAGTTTAGTGCTGATACATCACCACTGCCTTCAAATGGATATCCTGAAAATGAACGAACACAACCCGGGAATGTTTTTCTGGTTCTAATAGAAGGCACAACCGTTTGAACCGATATTAAAAACATACCTAATGTATAGTACAACAAACTGCTGTTGTATAATTCTTCAAATGAGGGGATTTTTTTGCCCTTATTTGCCATAGTTGTAATTGTTTTTTTATAGTCTTCTTCCTTGGGTATTTTTGTTCTTAAAGACTCTGTAACACAATTAATTATAAATGGTTTTTGTTCTTCAATAGTAATTCCCATAGACACGGATAAAGCATTGACAACATTTGATATCATTTTGGACTCGATTGAATCGTATACTTTCGGTTTTTTAGCAGCGCTAACAATTTTATTACCAATATCATCATCCATAATGGATCTAGATGAAACACGGAAACCTTCTTCCCATCCTTCCTCATTACTGTAGTCAATCTTTTTTATTACACGTCCAGAATGTTTATCAACCCAGGAATCACCGTCTTCATTTAACGTGCCGATTTCTTTACATAATAAATCAACATAATCGTTGTAATAATCAGGGTCATAAATAAAACAACCAGCAATGCCAGAAATAAAAGCAGGCAACAACTCAACATTCGTTTTTTTACAATAAAGCCAGTGTTCATTTTCAACAGTCCCTAATGGTCCAAACCCATTTGCGAAGGCGGGTCTAGTGTATAGATCGGCAAATTTTAGAATATCATATTGTTTCTTTTCGAAATTATTTTTTTGCCCAAGTATAGCGTCTAATACCTTGCTATAAGGTGACATCGGCTTATCTATCTTAGTTACATCCGTATCTTCTGAATCAGCAAGTTTAATTTTTTGATTATTATATTTTAAAAAATTACTTGTTTCAATTCTGGATATTTTTGACATGACAACTAAATTGTATTCCATTTTTTCTTGTGTTCTTTTCAATAATTCTTCTTTTGATATTTTGTATTTTTCATCAAACTCATTAATAGCGCTTTTTAACATTTTTTGTTTTATTTCACTTTTGTTAAGTTCAATGCTTTCGCATTTATCCATTTCACCTGTAACCACAATACAATTATCATTTAATTCACAAGTTAAATCTTCGGCTCCTCTTACTGTATCATTATAATCTAGCGTTTCGTCTAAAACCCATCTCTTGTCTTTGCGAATAAAGTTTTTAATAGTACCATTATCAACAGTTGTAGCATATTGTCCATCATTCACTTTTTTATGACCATTAATTAACGTTTCAGATAAATATTCGGCATTTTCATCGGTAAGTTTAAATCTTTCTTTTAATTTGGCATGTAAAAATGGTATAAATTCATCTGGAGGTAGTTTGACCATGTCTTTTTCATAATTATCTAAAATGGAATAATTTGTTTTATCAAAAGTTTTATCAAAATATATTTCTTTACCATTATCAGCTTCTAATTCGTTAACACTATTATATCTTTTAGCAAAGACAATATTGTTACATTTATCTTTTGCGGTATCACCATTTATTTTATCGCTAATGTCTTGTTTATCTTGCTCAAATAATGCTGTAAAATCGTCAGGATAAGTTAATTTGATGTTTTGGTTTGAAATTATAGAATTATATAAATTACCGAAATCTTTTAATGTTATTTTGGAAAGCAATTCAGATGTTGTAATATTTTTTGCGTTTTTTGAAGTTGAGTTCAAATTTTGAAAATTTAAGTCATAAATGTTACTAAAATCATCGCGTCTATCTCTATCTAATAACTCAAATAATGATAGGTCGTCAGTATAATTTAAATTTTGCCCTTTTGTTCTTTTAAATGACATAAAAGCATTTGAACGTTCAACGTATCTCTTATTATATTCAGATATCTGTTCAGATATAAATTTAATGATTTCTTCATATTGTTTGTATGTTAAATTATCTGTATACACAAGAAACGGCTCTAAATAACCAATTACATCAACAATAGATAGTTTTCCGTTAATATATTTTTTCATCAAATTGAAAAGAGTCTTAATTTTGGGAACTAAAGCATTTGAATATTTTTTATATAATTCATCTCTAGATAAGTCTTTCGATTCTTCTTCTGGTACATTTAAAACAAAATTTGTAGTTTTATTAGCAAAAGATTCATCTGTGTATTCGATATCTTTTTCTAGACTATCTATAAATGTGTTACTTACATACCTCTGTTGTTTAAAAAATTTCCAGTAATTCAAAAAATTAATACTTAAATTGGCTTTATCAAGAATGCTTGTTCCTGGAAGATTTACACGTGAAAAACGGATTATAGGTTCTGGCAAAGTAATAATAGATGATATTGACATAATATCAGGATCAGTTAAATTGACCGTTTTTGTAAGAATTCTACTATTTGTTATATCAACAATTTGTAATTTATTTAACCCCAGATTGTATTTCTGTATTAGATAACGTTTTGTAGAAACTATATTGTTACTGACAACACTAGAATAGAAATTTTCAAGATTATTTATAATCACATTTATATTTTCTCTTATTTGAGTTTCATATATTATATCTTTTGTCTCGTCATCCATTTGACTAAATGGTGTAAAATACGGGTCTAAATCTATATAAAGTGATGAATATTTGTTATTCTCATCTGAGTTAGCAGAAGATTTATATTTTCGAACAATATCGTCCATTTTGTTTAAATCACTGTAAATATTATGTTGTTCATAATCATTGTCTTCTTTTTCTTCCGTGTTTTCTTGATTTTGTGTTTTATTCCAGTCTTGTTCATTTAAATCATTATATATTTTTTTAATATTTTTAACCACAGGTATTATCCAGTATAAATTAGTGTTGAAATTCATTAAATTTTCAACAAGTGGTTTATAATTTGCTTCATTTATAGTAAAACTCTTAACATTACCATATTCATCAAATGATGAAAATTTCTCTCTTAATTGTTTGAAACGTTCAATCATTGTATGTATATTATTTAATACTCGCGGTGTTCTTTGAGCATTTGGTATGGTTGATAAAATATCATCAAGTAAATCACTGGTTTGTGTTTCTATACTGTATCTTTGTCTTTCAACATCAACATCAATCAATTGTTTAACAGGAGCTAATTCTTCTTTACCGAATTTAATCTGGTCAGCTCTTACGATAAATTCGCGAATTTTATTTTTAACATCCGAAATTGGAACATCTAATTGTAATTCATCTGCTTTCATGTATGATAAATCTTTTTCAAGTTGTGGTATATCTTTCACTTCTTCTAAATCAATTCCTTCTTCCCCGTTATGGGACTCTTTTGGTTCTTCTGGTTTGTCTCTAATTGTTATGGCTTCTATTGGTATATCTTCTGGAATGCCTTTATAATCGAAATTTATATAGATTGTCTCTTTTTCTGGATATGTTCTAACTTCAATCATATCTTGTTCTAAATTAGTTATTTCACCCGTGATAATTGCTGGAATATCGCCACCGAAAACAATATTTATCCATGTTGAAGGCACTAAACTATTTTGCATAGCAAAACCAGGATAAGCATTTCTACTTAAAAGAACGATGGTTTCAATGGTTCCATCTCCTAATACACCTTTTTCATTAATTTGTATTTGTAATTGTTCTAATGAATCAACATTAATTAGTTTAATTTTTGTGGTGTCAATATAAATTATATAAAATGTGTTGTTATCAAATTTTTCATTTAATGGGTCTTTAATTCTAATTACATCACCTAATTGTAATACAATTTGTTTTTTTTTATTTATATTTTTGGATTCTTCATCTTCTCCTTTTTCAATTGATTCTTCTTCTTCTGACATATTTGTTTCTATATTTATTATAGAAATTTTTATGCTTAAGTAATAATCAATATAAAATATAGTTTAAAGACAATTTATTAATTAATAATAATATTAATAAAATGTTTACCTGTCTTTCCCATATTAATCTGTCTTCCATTGATTCATTTAATCTTTTAAATGATAAATTAATTTCTCAAAGCCCAAATTTATCCCAAACAAGTATTATATGTCGAGTTCCTGAAAATATGAAAAGTTATTCAATAATAACATATAACAAAAAGGAACTAAATATTAATAATGTTCCTACATATGGCCTATGTAGGTCTGTAATTTCAAATAGTGATAATAAAGTAGTTTGTTATTCACCACCTAAATCAATTGATTATAATGTTTTTGTTGATAAATATCCGTCTGTTAATGAAGATATTATATGTCAAGAATTTGTTGAGGGTACAATGGTAAATGTATTTTGGGACTGTGTAGCAGGATTATGGGAAATTTCTACTAAAAATACTGTTGGCGCTACATCCAAATTTTACAAAAAGCAAGATAGTAAATCGTTTCGTCAAATGTTTTTTGAAGCATTGTGTGAGTCGGGGTTGTCATTAGACAATTTAGATGTTAATTATTGTTACAGTTTTGTACTTCAACATCCTGAAAATAGAATTGTAGTGGCATTTACTAAACCTTGTTTGTATTTAGTGGCAATATATAGCATTAAACATGAAACTAAGTTGAATGAGGATAACACTCATAGAACTGATATTATTGTTTATGCGCACGACATTTATGATACTAGAGCGCAAAGTTTTTTCAGTAGAACAAAGATTTGTTTTCCTAAATTTTATGTGTTTGAATCATATAGCTCTTTAATAGAAAAATATGCTTCCCAAAACACACCATATACAACTGTAGGTGTTGTATTTTATAATAAGCAAACAGGAGAAAGAACAAAGGTTAGAAATCCTGTTTATGAACGTGTGCGACAATTGAAGGGCAATCATCCAAAGCTACAATTCCAATACTTGACGTTAAGACAGCAGGGTAAGGTAACTGATTTTTTAAATATGTTTCCAGAGCATAAGAGTGATTTTATGAAATTTAGAGACCAGATTCACGCATTTACTCACACTCTTTTTCAAAATTACGTGAATTGTTATATTAAGAAGGAGAAACCACTAGGTGATTATGGTGAGCAATATAAAACCCATATGTTTAATATTCATAATAAGTATAAGACTGAATTGAAGGAGAAAAAAATGATTGTCAACAATGGGGTTGTTATTGATTATGTAAATAAGTTAGCTCCTGCGATTCTTATGTCTGGGTTGAATTATGAATTTAGAAAGACCGAACATGCTGTTCAAATTAATATTTAGATTTTATATGAGTTAAATTTGGATTAAATTTTGGGTTAATTAATATTTTTATTATAAAAAAATGATTATAATAAAAATTAAACTTTTAATTAATTAATTATGTATTTGTACTATATTTCTAGTATAATTTCGTATTTTACTTAAGCTTCACCAAACCAACCACTGACTTATGAATTCTTTGATACACTTGAATTATTGCGGATATACAAGCCTTCAAATTTTGTTTAATGTTACTCTTACTTACTGACTTTGTATACGCTACTCGAATAATACTATAATTATCGTGAGGGTGCATCTTCTTAAAACCACAAAATGTCATTTCCTTTGTCTCTTCAAAATATGTTTTATACAACATATATTCAATTACTTTTCCAATTGTATAATCTTCATTATCTAAAATAACGTCAAAACTGTTTTCCATTGTATTCAATGAATCCGTTATTTTGATTTCGTCTCTATCTATTAATCCATCGATTTTATTCATTTTGTCGATTAATATTTCACATGCTTTTTGTAATAACTCTACATTCTCATAAATACCGATTGTTTGAACCGCAAAATCAAAACTGTCTTGCTTCACAATTCGTAAGGCATCAAGTAATTTCCAGTTCTTAAGTTCAAAATCAACGTCTTCCTTTTTCATTCCTTCATCCTTATATTTTTGTGCTAGCTTAACGGCTTCAGTGTCAATTTTTTCTTCGTCTGGTGTAAATCCATAAGAACAAGTTGAAACAACATTAAATGTACCATCTTCCTTAGCATTACCGATTGAAAACTCACATGTTAAATGAATTTTTTCACCCGGAAGTTCATCTGATATTTTAGGTCTCAATCTTACAAAATCAATAAATTGACCGGTAAAATCGTCAGGAGGGAATATTTCGCGAGTCTTATCTTTAGGTATAAGTTTACCAGAAACTAAATCTCTAATTTCGAAATCTTCTGTAGTAACGAATATAATTGAATCCGTGATATTTTCTACTTTTACTTCCATTTGTAAATTTTTAAGTGGAAAGTCAGTAATATCTTTTACGTGAATTGGAATACAACTTAAACGTTGCTTTATTATTTCATTATTTAATCTTGATGTATTAGCAATAATATTTGCCTTATTCTTTTCGTATGGAGTTGTTTTAAAAACCAAAATTGGTATATCTGATAATATAGTTCTTCTAATTGAATTAGCTAAACTAACATTTACGCCGCTAAGTCTAAAATGTAGTGCTTCATTAGAAGTATTTGAAAATAATGGTTTCTCGATGGGTTCAACGACGGGATTCATATTGTCTATATAATTATATATATTTATTATTTATTAAATCATTTTTTTTTAAAATGAGTTAAAAATTAAATTCAATTTACTTATTATACTTTAATGAGTTCTATATTATA